TGCGATAGATTTCACATGGTCTATTTGACTGTATAATTTATGCATGCTAGCTTGTGCTAGCAAAGTTAAATCTTATTCTTCATTAATACCTGCAAAACGTTTTGCTATTTTTAAACCTTCTCCTCTACCATACATTCTTATTCTTTTAGAAATTAATGCATACATAGTCCAAAACTCTGTTGTCTTAAAGCCTTTTAATTGCTGAAATGGCTCTATAAACTCAAGCTCTTCTTTTTCTGTCATTCCCTCAGTAAAAACATGACCTGCTAATCTATATGCTCTGTAATACGGAGGGTCGCTTTGTAATCTTTTATAAAAATCTTTGCTTATATCAGAAAACTCTAAAGCTTCTCTTTCTTTGTAATAATTTTGTATATAACTTAATTCATCTGGACCATATCTTTGGGGAACTGTTTGCGTTTCCCATTCTATATAATCATTATATAATCTTTCTTCTTCTTCTTTTGATTTAGCTTTTTTATACCTCATTAAAAATAAATCTACAGTAGCTCTATTATCTTCACGAATACCATTCTTTATTTTTTTAGCATCTTCAATCTGTCTATTTTCATAATAATCATATTCTTTAACAGGCTTAATAAATCTATTTATTAAAACACCTACTCCTTTTGTGCTATTAATTCGATTTTGTACTTCTTGGTCCATATAGTCTACAACACTAGGGTCCATATTTCTTCTTATACTAGAATAACCTAGTTGTAAAGAATCCCAAAAAGGATTTCCTTTTACTAAAAGCCTATTCATACTGTATTGTAATTGTGCTGGACTTATTGAAACTGGAGCTATTTTAGTAACATCTTTTACCCATAATTGCTCTGGAACTCTATCCCTGTTTGTTTCATCTCTTTTATCTAAAACAGGTTGACCCTTATATATTTTGCTTCCATATATATCTCTTCTTGTATGAAATGCCAATAAAATGTGCAGTGAAGGACTAATACCTGAAAACTCAACAGGACTAAAAGTTTGTAATGTTTTTTCAATAAAACTATTATCATCTAAATCAACAGGATTTCCATAATAAGAATTAAATAATTTTCTATATCCTGCTGAAACAAGTTTTTGATATGAATCTTTATCTGCTCTAAAATAAGTTGGAGTTTTTAATCCATTAGAATCAACGTGTTTATATGGTATAGGTATAGTAAAATAATTATACATATCAAAAGGACTTATTCTTCTGTACATCTGTTGTCCTTCTTCTGAAGAAAAGAAATTTTGTTGTATAATATGCTCTAATGTAAATAGTTGCCCTGTTTTATACGCCATTGTAGCAGGGTCTTTTCTCCATGCTTTTGCATATCCTCTTGTTGCTTGTATAGATGTGCGAAAATATGGAAACAAATTATCCATAAAAGTACCATAACTTCCAGCTCTTGAAAAATCTAAATATGCTCTTGACCTATAAGTTGCTTCTTTTGATGACATACCATTCTTTAAAGCTCTTCTTCTTACAGCAAGTCTTGAACCTACTTCAGAAAGCTCTCCAGCATATCCCATAAAATATCTAGCTAAATTAGCAGTATCCTTAGAAAAAACTTTAACACCTTGATTTGTCCTAACTGATTTTCTAAACTCAAATCCTCCACTTCTTGTCAACAAAGATGTAGCACCACCTTCATTTATCCAATCTAAATAGCTACCTTTTCTTTGAACGTAATCAGGTACAGATTTTGCAAAATCACTCATAAATTGCAAAGCGCCATAAGGTAAAAAATTGCTATACAAATCATGTTGTGTAAGCAATATATACTGCATATCACGTATTAAATTTGCAAAAGCAAAAGGAGGATTGTAACCAGTTGCAGTTCCTTTTAATACCTTTGTTCCACTTGCCCAGCCTATTGCATTTAATTTTACAGCATTAATTCTAGCGTCTGCCGTTACCCATCCATCTGCAAATTCATCGGTAATTGCAAATGATTTAATATTAGCATTTTCATCTCTATACTGTATCTCAGTAAAACCCTTTTTTAAAGGTTTTTTCTTTCCTATTTCATAACCAATAGAAAATTCTGTTCTATCAGTTTCTTTTATTAAATTTCTTAATGCTAAATTAGCATTATTTCTATACCTTCTATTTATAGCAGATGTAACTACCATTTTTATTAAACCTTCGGTATCTGCAAACAAAGAACCTTTATCACCTTCTTGTAGCTTATACCCATTATCATAAGTAATTACTTTTTTATTATTTATTTTATACTCAACTTTACCAGTTACTTTATCTATATACTGTTTTGGGCTATAATCTCTAGCTTTTAAATCATCTGCTTCTTGTTTTGTAATAAGATTATTATCAAACAAATCATCTACAACAGACTTCATTTCATCAAAATATATACTTGCGCTTTGTTTTATTTTTGAAAAAGACTCATCTGATAAAGGTGTTACTGCTCTAAAATCTTTGTCTAAATTTTTAGATGTTAAATATCTTCCATCTTGTGCATAGTCATAATTTTTAATCCTTTTTAATTCTGCATCTATTTCTTTTAATCTTTCTGGAGATGGAGAACCCTTTTTTTCTTCAGTAAGTGTAACAAATTTTTCGTCTTGATATCTTTTTAAATCTCTTTCGTTTACAGCTACTATATAATTATCTAATGCCTCTCTTTCAACTGCATTTAAGTTTCTATAAACATTATCGTCTATATAATTTAATTTTATATTTGCCTCTTCGGTATAACCATTTATAAACGCTTTTTCTTTGCGAGCCTTGTAAGCTAACTCAGCTAATTCAGGGTTTTGTTTTTTACTTGTAGCTTCTATTTTATCTAGTAAAGCATCAGTAACAAAAGATACGTCTACAAAAGCTTTCCCAAGTTTGTTTTTTAAGTCTTTTAATGTTAATGAATTTTCAGCTTTATTAATTCTATTAGCTTTAGCATTATCCGACATAGCTTGTGCTAAATCTTTTTGACCTTTTGTTTTAGCTTTTCCAATATCTATCCAATCTTCTGGTCGAGATGTTCCTAGTATTGTTGTTAATATTTTACTATCTAAAACTTCTGCGCCTACTCCATTGTATACATTTTTAATATAGTTAGCAAATTTGTTAGCATCAGGTTTAAATAATCCAAAACCACCCTGAAGATTAGTAACAAATCCATCCTTACCTATTATATCTATATTTTTAGAAATTTCTGTAATAGCAACTTGTCTACTTTTATTTAAAGAATTTATTTGAAGAGGAGTTGCTTCTAGCTTTCCTTCTCTAATCAATCTTAATGATTGTTCTACATCAGCTAAAGATTCTGATAATTTAGTAATTTCTTCTTGTGCAGTTTTAATTTGTCTTTCTTTAAACGATTTTGATGTAACGCTTAAATCTTTTGTGGGACGTATTAAATCTTTTGCTTTTTTACCAGTAACATTTTCTATAACAGTGGGTATTACTTCAGGATTTTCTTTAAAATGTTTTACCATTGCCTGTGTATTTCTATCATATTGCGATATTTGCTCTGGTGTTTTATCAATTAGTTTTAATGCATTAGTAGAAATATCTTGCGCTTTTTTCTTAACTTGACTTATCACTCCTTTAGATGCTAAGTCTAATGTAATATACGCTTTTGGATTTAAATACATTGCGCTCATTATATAAGGAACAGGACTTTCTGCAAAATTCTTTTTTGCTTGAGCTACTTTTTCTGGTCCAATCCCCTCAATAGAAGCATAAGGTAAAGGAACTGTAGCTAAAATAGCATCATTTATTATATCGGCATTTTGACCAGTTCTCCAACCCATAGTTAAATCATCCCATAATTGTTCTCCACCTTTTCCAGACATTGCAAACTCGCCTAACCTTTGTGCAAAATCGCCTATTCCAACAAAAGCTTCTTGTAAACTAGGAAGAATATTGAGCAAAGCTCTTTGCAAACTACCCTCTGGTGCTTTAGAACCAACAACTTGCCTATAAGATTGTCCCCACGGAACTCCTTGCTTTCTTAAGTCCGATATAGTTAAAGGAGCTTGTGTTAAATTAAATTCTCTACTTCCAGACTGAAAAAGATTATTGATATTTTTTTCAATTAGAGTGGGATTATTTGGATTTATTTCATATAACGGCTTCTCATCATTAGGGTGTACAATATTTTTGTTAATATTATTTTCTCTTAAAAGATTATAAAAATCAAAACTTTTACCTACATATACTGTATTTTGATTTTCAAATTGTGATATAAAATTATTTACAACCCCAGTAGATTCTCCTACAGAAAATTTAGAAATTTCTTTTTGAAATCCTTTATAGTCTGTAATTACTTTATCATTATACTCAGTAATAACATTAACATCCTTTGTGTCTTGAAGGCTTCCTAGTTCTCTTATTCTTGTTATATCAAATAAATTACTATTTTCTAAATTAGTTTCAAGAATATTCCCACCATCTCGCAATCTTAATGTTTCGTCAATAACTGCTTGAGTAACATCGTTTTGTTTTCTTGCAATTGTTTTAGATATATCTCCAGTTTCCCAGTAGGGAGTCAATGCTTTAACATATCTGTCTTTTATTTGATTTTGTTCTTTTGTAATTAACTGATTTGGCAATAATCCCATGCTATATATGCTAGCAAATTTTTCTATATCTCCTCCAGATGTATTGTATATATTTTTAATTACATCCATAGTTGCATTATCTCCGTCTTGTTTATTAGGAAATTTAGCAGTATATAGCTCTCTATTATCTGGATTATCTTTTTCAGGAAGCTTTGGTCCTCTTACAGCACCGTATTTTTGTGCTAGCTCATCAGTATAAAGAACAGCTCCTTTATTATTAGTTCTAGCAGTTCTACCTTCTTCTCCGTTCCATTCTAACTTACCAATTACATCACTTATAGATGTAAAGTCTGGAGATTTTTCTTTTTTTGCTGTAAATAACTTAGACCAATCTAATTCATCTTTGTTAGGCTTATCAGCAGGGTCTACAAAATATTTTCTTTGCGAAAATAATTTACTCCAATTTAAATCGCTCATTAATACCTACTTGGAGGTCTCATTGAAGATTGCATTACAACTCTTGTTGAATCATCCTCTGCTGTCTCTCTACCAAGTCCCATGTTTATAAGTCTCATAATTTGTTCCATACTTTTATCCTTTTTGTCTCTTAACTCAATATTGTAAGCAGTTCTTAAAGGGTTAGATTCAGCAGATTGTAAATATTTATAAAATACTTTTTGCGCTCCTGTAATAGGTATTCTGTAATTCGATTGTTCTGATGAATCTTCTGGCATAGAAACTTCTTTTCTAATTTCATCTAATGTAATTCCAGCTTTTTCAAATGTACCATTTGCTGTCATATCATAAAAATCTTTTTCCGTAAAATAAGCTTCACCTTGACTAAAGTCTGGCACTTGTGTTCCTGCACTTATATAATTTATATCCGTTGCTTCATATACATTAGATACTCTTCTAGGTTTTTTTTGTATAGCATAATTATAAGTAGGAGAACTGCCATCTTTAACAGAGTTTTCAGCATTTGTAATAGTCTGTTTTTCTTCTTCTTTTGTTAATAGTTCTTTTGTTTCTTGTTCTTTAGCTTCTCTTTCTCTTTTAAATCTATCTTCTAAACCTTTTATACTACTTTGCCTTGTTTCTTCTTCTTCTTTAATAAATTGCTGTACAGATTTATCTGTAATACCAAATTTTTTCATTTTATTTTCAGCTCTAGCAAGTTTTTGTAATGTGTCACGAGCTTTAAACTCTTTTAATATTTCAGAGGGTTTTATATCTTCAGCTTCATTTCTACGTATTTTTTCTTCTTTAATAATATTTTTTATAGCATCAAATCTTTGTTCTTCTGACTCACGTAATGATGAACTTACTTGACCTGATGTTCTTTTTATATATTCTGATAATAACTGAGAAGTTGTTGCCATTATGAATACCTCGCACTTTGAGCATCTAGCCCTACTATTTGAGCTAATAAACCTTGTCTTGTACTTTCTGCCGAACCAGTGATATTAGCAAATTCTTTTTCTAATCTTAAATCTTCATTTCTTAAAGATAAATCTAATTGTGAACTAGCTCTTTCTCTTTCTTTATTTAATAATTCCATTGCAGTTCCAGATTGAGCTAAGTCTTGTGTTCCTAATACAAAATCAGATTTTCTTCCTATATCTTCTGATGCATCTAAAAAATCTAAAAATGTATCTTCTTTTTTAATGTCAGAACCTTCTAATGCCATTTCTAATTCAATACCTTCTGCTTGACCTACATCATTTATAGCAGAACGTAAAAGTTGCTGTTGACTATCTATACCACTTCTTACTCTTCTATTTATATCACGACCTTTAAAAAATCCAAAAATACTTGAACCTACATCAAAAGCTAATTTAGCTCCAGTTAACAATGTTATTGGGTCAACATATTCTTTTAATCCTGTTTCTGGATTTATAGTGCCAGACCCATATTCTTTTACTACTTCCTCTCCATCTAATCCATATTTATCTAAAATATCAGCTTCTTGTTTATTTACATGAGCTAGCTCGCCATCAACATATCGTAGCTCTGTATCACCATATCTTCCTTTTGTTTTTAAATGATTATATAAATCTGTCATCTTCTTAACCTTCCAAATATTCCACGTCTTTCTTGTTTTGTGCCTAGTATATTATCAACGTCAATACCCATTGAACGATAATTTTGCAATGCCATATCGGTTTGTTGTGTTAACTCTTGGAATGGAGTTAAATCCATTAACTGTTCTCTTTCTCCCCCTATTAAAACTCTACCAAGTTGCTCTTCTGTGCTTTGTATAGTTTCTAAATAAGATTCCATAGTTCCACCAAATTTATCGCTAATATCTGTACTAACATTTTTAAATGAATTAGTGTTTACATCAAAAAATGTATCCTCACCTATAGATTTAGCTTCTTCTCCCCTTAATACAGCTTCTCCAGCTTCTTCTTTATTAGTCAAAAAAGACATTAAACTACCTTCAAATCCACCTCTTTTTGCAGTTTTAAACTGTTCATTAGTTTTTGCTATGTCAATACCTGCTCCTAATATAGAGCTTATTGCCCCTGTTACTCCTTCAATTTCTCTTTTTTCTATATCTGCTTCTATCATAGCCCTTCTAGCAAACATATTAGCCATACGACTAGCACCAAATGCTTGACCTCGAAGTTTTCCTAATTTTCTTGCTCTTGTCGACATATTATGTACCCATAGGTGTTAATGTTGTTTGATATAATTGATTACCAACACGGATAAATTGTATCACGTTTGCTCCAACTTTTCTAAAAACAGGAACACCATCTTGTAGTTCAGACAATGTTGGTTCCCCTAAATCAACAAACTGTCGTTCTTGACGTTGTGCTATGGATAGTCTTTCTTCTCTATTTTTAGGCATTATCTTGGACTTTTTTCCCTATAAATTATGGAAATATCACTTAAAATAAAATTACTATCTGTACTACCTGAAAGTTTTACTTGAAATGAATTTATATTACGTGCTTGAGAGGACGTGTTGGGTTTTAATTCTACTGTACTAAAATCTGATTGTGTGCTTAAAGATGTGGAAAATGTTTTGTCTAAACTACTACCACCGTTAACATCAAAATTTACAGTAGGTCTATCTCCACTAGCACACTTATATGATAAAGATACTTTACGCACATGTTTTTTTGTAGCAGGATTTCCAAAATCAATATCTTTTGTTGTTAACGTTATTGTTTGATTTTGAGAAGTAGTATTCCATTTTCTTATTAAAGCTGATGTAGTATTGCCAGCACCTTTATCCAAAACTATTAATTCTTGGTCTTTATCTATTGCAAAGTTTGTAGACACATGACTAGTTCCTGAATCTCCTTTTGTCCAGCTTCTAGTTGGTATATGATATAGATACATATCATCAGTTGAACTTGTTGAGTCCATAACAATAATAACTCTATTTTTTGGAGAATAACCTACAGTTGTTGTACTGTTTACAAATGCTTGCCATATAGAATCTTTGATAAGTTTACCATTACGTTCTTCTAACAAGTTAATAACATTTCTACCATCATATAAAAAACAACCATTTTCATTTACCCATGCTACACCAAAATCAGTTTTAGCAACAGCATACGGACCAGCACAACCTTTACCAACAAATGTATCTTCTAAAAACTCAAACTCTTTTGAAATGTTTATAAGGTGCATTTTTTTATTTTTAAACTGCAATATTCTATCTGCATACTCTTGTAATGCAGTAATATCATCGCCATCATTTACTGTAACATCTACAAAATCAGTAGAAGAAAATTGTGAAAATTTATTTACTCTAGATTTTAACATCCTATCACTATACAGTCTTGTCGTATTACCATCATTGTATTGTACATTCGCTAAATAAACTCTTCTATTTGCTACACAAGAAGTTTTATATCTTATACTTGTAGCTAAATCATTTGGAGATACTCCGTTTAATATTTCATAAGTAACATGAGCAATATCACTAGGATTTGTAAATGGTCCTATATCTATTAATGAATCAAAAGTTGTAGAGCTAATTGTTGTATCATCAACTGGACTTTCAAAATCTTGTGAATAATATGTGCTTGTACCTATTTTATATCCTTTTTCAAAGTCTATGTCTACTAACAATTGATGCGAATTAGAATAAACAGTATCTGGTTGTTTCCAGTATATTCGCATACCTTTATATTGATTTGCTATATCAGTTGATACTGTGCCATGATTTCCTTTATGTAATAGCCATATTTTAAAAGATAATTCACAATTAGAATCTGTAACAAAACTACTGTTACTATATTTTTTTACTTTAGTTTCAGAACCGTCTCTTAAAACATAACTATAATATAATTCAAAATTAGTACTCGTTATATCCCATGTTCCTGTTCCAGCTCCATCCACTCTTATAATAGCATGCTGTGTACCACCTGAAGTTACAGCAGGATTTGATTCATACTTAGCATTAGCGTTTTGTGATGGTGCAGATAAACTATTAGAATAGTCTGTCCATGCAGTAATATCTCTTGTTCCTCCAGTACCTTCAGTATATGGATGATAACTTGCTTTAATATATTCTCTTATAAAAGGAACGTTGGAGTTTGAAAACACAGTATCAGTCGCATATAATCTTCCATCAACGTTATGAAATATTATTTTAGCATTTGTTCCTGCACCTAAATCCATAACTCCTGTAAATGCTTCTGTATTATCATCTTGGTCTATTATCTGCATACCTTCATTTATAGTTGGACTAGCAATAACTATAACTGGAAATGGATTTAACCCTCCAGAGGAATCAAAGTCAGTAGAGTATGTATGTAAATTATACCCAGCCAATGTATCAAAATTTGATATTTCTGTAGCACTTATAAAAGATGAAAATGTACCCATAGTTCTAACTTGACCTCTTTCATCAACCATTAAATTATTAATGTCAGCTACTTCATCAGGGTCAATATCTCTAGCTAAAGAGTTATTGTTTAAACCTCCGTCAAACTTATCTATTTTAAAAACTTTTTTAGGCATTAATTTTCAATCAATACTTGTAAAGATTCTTTATACTTAGTATCAAATCTTACATACTGGTCTTGATACCAGCTATATTCTCTTACGTATCTATCAACTTGTTGTGAGTAATTTTGAATATCTGCTGAATAAGTACTTATTTTTTCTTGAACTTTAGCTGAGTAGTTTTGAGTGCTAGCTCTAAAATTTTCTACTTCTAATTGATAATCTTGTATAGAAGCTTCTAACGTTCTTACAGCGTTTTGCAGTGCTACATTAGTTCCTTCTCTCATTTGAGCAATACTAGCTCCAGTAGACTCTCGCATTTTTGCAATACTAGCGTTTGTTGATGCTTGCATTTTAGCTATGCTAGCACCAGTAGATTCTCTCATCTTTGCTATTGATGAACTTGTTTTACTAGAAATGCTAGCTTCTTCTATACTACCATCTATTCTAGCATTAGTTATATTAGCTTCAGTAGCAAGTCTTGCATTAAGGAACGCTTCCTCATGTGCATTCTTTGCATTTTCTATGCTAGCACGCATAGCGTTTTGTGCATCTGCGACTTCTGCGTTAAATGCAGTTATGTAACTTCTAATCTTTTCCATTTGTAACTGCGCTAGCTCTGCATCTTCTTCATTTTCAATAAACTCTGCTGTAATATCCCACCATTTGTCGTAATCAATTTGGTCAGTATCAGTATTCACAGTTCCGTCTGTCATTGATAAAAGAGTTTTATCTCCAGCGCTACCCTCTATGCTGGGAGCTGTATAACTTGCACTTGAACTTTCTGAAGATGAACTAGCACCTGCGTTTGAAGTAGTAGCCTGTGTTATACTTTCACCAGTATATCCATCAACGGCAGTTGTTATTGCGTCTTGTGCAACAGCTACTCCATCTTGAGCTGTACTAACAGCATTAGATAAACTTGCATTTGAATATGATATTGTTGGTGCGCTGGGGGCGCTTGGCGCAGTTATACCACTAAAACTTATAGTTGGTGTGGATGGTAAAGAAGTTCTTACTCTTGCCATCAAATATTGAATTGCTTTTGCAGTTGCGCCTAATACAACTACATCTTCTATAGAATCTGGTAAATTATCGCTAGTAAATGTAAATGTTTGATTTGAATTAGAAGCTGTGGCATTTTTTGATAATACAAAAGTAGTACTGTTAGTAATTGATTGAACTACACTTCCAGTTTGAACTCCAGTACCACTTACTGAAAAACCTACTTCTATATTTGCAGTACTATCCATTGTTACATTTGCACTACCATCTGTAGTATCGCATGTAGAATCAGTAACCGTTGTTTGACTTATATCACTTTGTGAAGCTGTTACAGTAGGAAAATTAACTGTTTCTAATCTTACTGCATTAGGGCTAGATGCTGGAGAAGGAAAAACATGCACTTTACTATTTTTAACTGTAAATACAGGAGAGTCTACAGTTCCTTTAAATAAACTGTTAACATCTTGTGCTTTTCTAAAATATGCAGGACTTACTTCTCTACACTCTACATACTCTCCATCTGTTCCATGCTCTCTAACTACACTTAATAATTTATGATTTGATATATCTATACCATTATAAATAAAATCAGAACTTTCTACTGAAAAAAATCCAAGTTTACCAATAGGCATAGCTCTGATAACTTCTGCTGAAGTATCTGTTAAAGCATCACCAAGAAAGGTGTCATCTCCAACAGAACCTACATAATCTTCTATTCTAGCCTTAAAAGTACTCATTAGTATATAAAGTCCTGTAATGGTTGTGGAATAATATCAGGTTTACCTTCTCTACTATTCCTTGTTTCTATAAATTCTTTTTCAATTTTTTCTGCAATGCCATAATGACCACTACCTACTTGCAGTTGACCGTCTAACAATAAAAAATGTGCTAGCGTATAATGAATACAAGCTGGTATAAGTTGGTCTTTTAAATCAACACTATCTGATATAGCATTTTTAGGTAATGGATTTGCATAATAATGAACTTTTAATGTATCACCTACATCTGGTGTTTTTGTTAAATTAATTTTAATACCACTAAACGACCAAGTACCACCACTAGTATAAGCAACTTGATAACTTGCACCTTTTACTGGTATTGAAAATGAATTAGCATCAATAACATCTATTTCATGTATAACATCATTAACTTCACTTGGCTCACCTGTATCTGGTAAAAATCCTACTACTCCAGATATTTTTAGTTTACGTCCAGATTCTAATCCATGAGAACTGCTTGTTACCACTACAGGATTTGACCTAGTCATAGCTGTAATAGAACCAGTAGTTGCTTCTGTTTCTTTTACAAAATAACCAATATTTGTAATTAAATCTTCATCTGTTCCTTCTGCATATCTTCTTTCGCTTACAAAAGGTACATTCTTACTATCATTATTTCCTGTCATAGTAACTTTATAAATTCTCATACTAGCATCTTCATTAGAAAGTTCGTATGCGTTAGTAGCCGATGTAGTAAAAGTTTGACTGCTTACTTTTCTTGAAACTCTTGCACCAACTTCTTGTACTTTAGCATCAAAAAATTGTGCTATTAAAGGTTCTGTTACAGGAAAACCTAATGCAGATTTTGTCAATCCTGCTTCTACCATTTCGTATGCTTCTTGATATCTCATTATGCTTTTCTTCTCCTCATACCTTTAACATGTTTTTGAGATTTAGGTGGATTCTTTTTACTGCCACCTTTACCAGCCCAAAAAACTTTATTAGCCCACCATGCAGGAGACTCTTTACCTCTTGCAATATTTTTAGCATGTCTTGCTTTAAAACTTTTTCTTGCTTCAGGACTGTAATTATGACCCATTCCTTGCGCACCAAAACGTATTATTTTTATATTACCTGACTTAGTCCTAACAGCTACTATAGCTTTTTTAGTAGGATGATTTGGTGTTCTTTTAGGTTTGTTTAAACCTGTAAGTCTATATTTTTTTAATTTTTTCTTTTCTGAATCAGTCATAGTACACTTTCTGTTTATTGGGGGTAGATGAAACTACCCCCATAAACTGTTTTAGACAAGCTTCATGATTGCGTGAGTTTGTTCCTGACGAATCTCAGGACCAGCTTCAACTAACCATTCATCTGTTTGACCATCACTACCATCTTGTACAATGTCTCTGCGAAGCTGAAAATCAGATTCAGCAAGAGTGCGTACATCGAAGTTATTGAAGTCAACAGCTAAAGCGTAATCTTCGTAAGCGCCTTTCATCATAGGATGAGGTATGAAGTTAAGCTTACCAACAGGTCCCATATATTCTAGGACTCTTACGCCAGCAACTATTTCTTCGCCCATCATCGTATTGATTGAGCTAGCATTACCTGCTCTAACCATAGCAGTAAGTTTTAACATCCATTTGTTAGATGCAAAAACTGTTTTTTCCATTGAACCATCCATTGTGTCTTGGAAAATATGTTCTACTACATTGTCAAAGTTATCAAGCGTACCAGAAGAGTTGTTCAACTGCAATGAAGAATCAATATCAGCATTGTTAGTTTGAATAACACCAGCACTTCCACC